CCTTGGGCCGCTCGAAGATGAGTTGGTGCAGATGACCACATTCGGCTATACCGGCGATAAATCCCCGAATCGCGCCGACGCGATGGTTTGGGCGCTAACCGACCTGTTCCCAACGGTGGTCAAAACGGCTAATTCTATGAGCAGCGACGGCACGCGGTTTCGTCCGCCGAAAGTCAACGTTGGTCACGCGCAGTTCAAGCGCTCAACTCGGAGATAGAACTATGGGCGGAATGGGTGGTGGCGACTCTGGCAACAAGGGCAATCAAGCGCCGGCTCCAAGCGGAGCGGCCGGCTCCCCAACGGCAGGCATCTCGACCGAGTATGAGGCCAACAAGCCTCAGGTGATGCCGGTATATAACAGCCCCGGCCAGATCGAGAGCGCGCGCCGCAAGCGACAGGAGATCATGGCACGGTCTGGCCGACAGTCGACCAATCTTCGGGGCAATCCCGGCACTCAGTCCTATCAGGGCTCATTCCTCGGGAACGTGGCATAATGACAGACCAGCGCGCTCAAGACCTGCTGCGCATCGGGAGCGCCGCTTTCTCCAAATCCTCCAGCTATATGAGCCTCTGCCAAACCCTGGCGGAGATGTTCTACCCGTTGCGCGCCGATTTCACGACCGAGTTCACCCTCGGCACCGACTTCGCGACCGACGTGATGGATGGGTTCACCATCAATTCGCGCGAAACCTTGGGCAACGCCATTGACTCCATGCTGCGGCAAGGCAAGTGGTTCAAGGTCGGAACTGGTGATGAGCGCCGGGACAAGCGCGCCATCAATGCCGTGGCGCTCGACCGGCTGACCATGCTCTACCGGCAGCAGATCATCGACGCGCCGCGCACCGGTTTCCAGAAGGCGACCAAAGAAGGCGACCATGATTGGGTGACGTTTGGCAATCCCGTCTTCTCATGGGAAGAGGCGCCGACCCGCGATCATATGCTGCTGCGCTCTTGGCATCCCAAGCTGGTCGCATGGATGACCGATGACGCCGGCCGCATCAATGCCGTGTTTCGCCGTGGCAATATGCAGGCCCGCAATATCGAGCGGAAATTCAAGACCAGCGCATGGCGCGGCACGCTGCGCAATGAGATCAAGGATGCCTGCCGCGATGATCCGATGCGCGAATTTCCGATCATGCACGTCGTCATGCCGTCCGACGAAGTCTATGGCTGGAGCGCCAGGGATATGCGGCGCATCAAACACAAGTTCGTCTCGCTCTACCTCGATGAGACGCATCAGGAAGTTCTCAACGATCTGGGCACGCCGGTAAATCCCTACGTGATCCCGCGCTATCGCACGATCTCCAATTTCAGCCGCGGCTTTGCGCCGATGGCCATCAACTCCCTGCCCGACGCGCGCATGCTGCAGTCGATCGCCGCCGTCGTGCTTGAGCAGGGGGAGAAGGCGCTCGATCCGCCGATGGTTGGCGACCAGAACGTCTTCAAGAACGATCTGAACATCTATGCCGGCGGCTTCACCTCGATCGACCTGGGCGAGCGCACCGACATTCGCGACGTCATGCAGACCATCGAGACATCGCAGGGCCTATCAGCTGGCGTGGAACTGAAAGCCGACATTCGCTCGCTCATTGCCGAGTCCTGGCTGCTGAATAAGCTCTTCCTCCCGAACGTGCGCGAAATGCGCGAGTTGGAAGTGATGGTCCGCACCGAGGAATTCCGCCGCGCGGCGCTGCCATTCTTCAATCCCATCGATAGCGAATACCATTCGCCGCTGCTCTCGACGGGTATGGAGATGGCATTCCATCTCGGCTATCTCCCCGTCGACCTACTGCCCGACGAATTGCAGGGTGAGGAAGTCGTGTGGAGCTTCGAAAGCCCGCTCAAGGATGCCGAGGGCCAGAAGGTTGTAGCCGCGTTCAATACGTCGGTGCAGCTCATTGCCGCCGGGTCGCAGGCAGTGCCTGGCCTCGCAAAGCAGTTCAACATCGCAGACGCCACGATCGATGCCGTCATGGGCGCAGGCGCCAAGCCCGAGTGGATCAAGCCCGAGAAAGAGCGGAAGCAGACAGCGCAGCAAGACCAGCAGGCGCAGCAGATCACCGAAACCGCCGCGTTGCTCCAGCAGGGCTCCGCTGCGGCCGCCGATGTCAGCTCGGCGAAGATGGCCGTCGAAGCAGCGGGGATCGCATAAATGCCCGCGCCCTATACCGATGCCGAGCAGGACGACCTCATTGACCAGCTTCTTGCTGATGTGGCTGCGCTGACAACGCGGGTCGATGATCTCGAAACGCGCATGACCGCAGCTGAGACGACGCTTGGCATCATCGAGCCGATTGTGACCGACCTGCAGGCTACGGTTGGGACACTCGAAACCGACGTCACGACGGCAAACGCAAACATCGGCACGCTTCAAGCGGACGTGCTCGATATTGGCGAGCGCCTCACAACGGTTGAGAGTGTGACGCTGCCGGCGGTCGAGACGGTTCAGGAGGACGTGCAGGCGTTGCGTGTGTCCTCGAAGAACCGCCAGGAGGCCGATCCGAACGAACTCGGCAAGCCTCAAGTCGTGTTGCGCCCGTCGATCGAGCGGGTTCGTCGGCCAGACGGCAAGCTGGCGCAGCGCACTGTGCGGCCCCGATAGCGTTTCGCGGTTTCTTGCGGTATGCCTAGCGCTGTAGCAGAGGCGCTTACACCATGAAGACAACAGGCGGCATTCAGCCCCCAGCCATTGCGACCGTTGCCGAGATCGAGGCCGTCCGGTCTTGCATCTCTGGCACGGCCAACGGCGACCAGCAGAAAATGGCAATGGAATGGATCATGCGGGAAGCCGCTCGCGTGACGGATCTGAGCTACACGCCAGGCGACCCAAACCATACGATGTTCGCGGAGGGTCGGCGCTATGCCGGCATCTGCATCCGGTATTGTCTCGCACCGGAATTTCTTGAAGAAGCGAGGAAACGTGAAAAGCAGAGGCAATCATGAACATTTTTAAGACCCCGCAGCCGATGTGGGAAGGCGAGGGTGCCGCAGCATCGGCGGCTGATCCGAATGCGGTGAAGCCCGATCCCGCAGCAGAGGCCGCCGCCGCAGCAGCAGCCGATGGCACCGATAAGCCTGCCGATCCCGGCGCGTCTGATAAGGGCGGCGGGTCGTTCCTCGACAATGCCGACAAACCTGCTCCCGACAAGGATGCGCTGAAGCCAACCGACTGGCCCGAGGATTGGCGGGCCCGCATGGCAGGAGAGGACAAGGATGCGGGCAAGTTGCTCGATCGCTACAAGTCCCCCGCCGACGTTGCCAAGGCGCTGCGCGAAGCGAACAAGAAGATCGGGTCGGGCAAGACGGTTTCTGATGAGCCGATGCCCGATGCTGAGAAGGAACCCGAGAAGGCTGCTGAATGGCGCAAGGCGCGGGGTATCCCTGACGATCCAACTGGCTACGCAATCCCCGAGGCCGTAAAGGGACTGGTCACCGATGCCGACAAGCCTCGTCTGGCGGGCTTCACCGAAGCCATGCACAAGGCCGGCATTCCGACGTCGGCGGCCGGCGCGGCGATGGAATGGTATTTCCAGGAACAAGCCTCGGCCAATGAGGCGATCGCCGCAGCGGACAAGGCTGATGCTGATGATGTCGCCGATCATCTTCGCGAGGAATGGGGGCCTGACTTCCGCGCCAACTCCACAATCGCCAAGCGCTTTGCCGAAGAAGCCATCCCCGGCGTGAACTGGTTTTCGGCACGCTTGCCCGATGGCCGTGTGCTGGGCAACGTGCCCGAGATCGTCAAGGCATTTGCCGATATGGGCCGGGAGCGTTTTGGCGATGTGACGCTGGCAGGTGCTGAAAACTCCAGCCGCACCATGGCCCGCAAGCAGGAGCTTGAAATTATGATGCGGGATGATCCTGACAAGTATTTCGGCGATCGCAAGAACGCCGAGGAATACACGAAGATCATGGACGCCGAGATGCGCCGCTCCGGTGGCGGCGGCTCAAATCACTCTCCGAAACCCTGATATTGCTAAAAAAGCAGGCATCGCATAATAGTGGTGCCTGCAACGCCCACGTGAAGCCCCGGTCGGCTTTCCAGACACCCCGCTCCTCGCGGCTCTGAGTAAACACCGGACACCCTGCACAGCACGGCTAATCCCCATGTTCATGCAAAGGAGTCCGGTCCATGACCGTCGCCGCCCAACTTGCCACCTACCGCAAAGAATTCATTCAGGCTTTTGAAGCCCGCAAGTCTGACCTTGCATCCGTTGCCGTCACCAAGGAAACGATGGTTTCCGGCCTGACCGCGACCTTCCTCGTCTCCGGCTCGGGAGGCGCCTCGGCCGTTACTCGCGGTCAGAACGGCCTTATTCCTTATGGCCAGACTGCCAACAACCAGATCACCGCGACGCTGGTTGAAAAGCACGCTCCCTTCGAACGCACCGGCTTCGACATCTTCGCCAGCCAGGGCGACCAGAAGCGGATCATGCAAGAAGGCAGCATGGCTGTCATCAAGCGCGATATGGATGACACCATCATCGCCGAGCTGGGCAACGCCACTCAGGACTATGGCACCGGCACGCTGACCCTTTCCACCGTGCTCGGCGCGGTTGCCATCCTCGGCAACAACGATGTGCCGACCGAGGAAATGGACAAGATGTTCGGCCTGCTGTCGCCAGCCGCCTACGCCTACCTGATGCAGCTCAACACTTTCACTTCGTCCGACTACATCGACATCAAGCCGCTTGCTGGCCCGTCTCGCAAGATGCTGCGCTGGGCTGGTGTGAACTGGATGGTTTCGAGCCGCATCGCCGGCAAGGGCACTTCGTCCGAACTGCTCTACATCTGGCACAAAGACTCGATCGGCTATGCCGTCAACACTGGTGAAGACAAGGTCTTTGCTGGCTATGACGAAAAGCAGGACACGTCCTGGACGCGCGCCACGGTCTATCACGCCGCCAAGATCCTCCAGAACTCGGGTATCGTGAAGATCACGCACAACGGCTCGGCCTACGTCGCCACCTAACCCGGCCTGACCGCCAAGGCGCTGGACATGAGCCCAGCGCCGTTCAACTGAACACGGAAGGAAAGGCCCATGGCCTACTCAACTGCAAATCCCCCGGCCCTCTTTGCCAACGGCGTCGGCGGCATGGCTCGCCTGTGGTTCTATAAGTCTGCGGACCCAATCGCCACGGTCAACACCGCCAACTATTTCACCAACGGCGGCGACCTGGGCATGAAGGTCGATGATCCGATCCTTGTCATCGACACCGTCAATCATCTGCTGCACTGGGCGATCGTCAACGCGACGGGTAACGGCACGACCGACATTAGCGACGGTCTGGCCATCACCGCCACAGACAGCGATTAGTGAATAACTGTCGCAGGCTATCTTTTTCTCCTTTGTGGTGGCACTCTCCTGCTATCCACAAAGGAGAGTTTGATGGACCGCAAAGAGCGCCAACGTGAAGCGCAGGCAAGGTATCGAAGCAGGTTACGGGCATCGGGCATCCAGATCGCGAAGCCAAGGACAGAAGACCAGAAGAAGCAACAGCGTGAGGCAATGGCGCGTAAGCGCGCTGATGCAAGGGCTAAGGGGGTGATCCTCAAAACCGACCAATGGGCGGCGGAAAACCCGGATAGGCATCGCGACCGTGTTCAGAAGTGGCGCGAAGCTAACCCGGAGAAGGCAAAGGGCATTTCTCGAACAAACCAAGCGACACGAAGGTCGACGCCATGGGGTGCAATTAACAACCGAATTTGGTCTGTAATGCACAAGGCGGTTCGATCTGGATCGCCCCGCAGGAGCAAATATACCGATGCGATGGGCCACCTCTGGTCTGATCTGAGGGTGCATCTGGAGGCGCAATTTTCGCCAGAGATGAATTGGGACAACTGGGGTGACGTGTGGGAAATGGATCACATCAAGCCGGTTTCGTCCTTCAAGTATGAGAGCCTTGCCGATCCTTTGTTTCGGGAATGCTGGGCTCTCCCAAATATCCGGCCGTTGTCTCGAGCGGAAAACGCAGCGAAGGGCAACCGAGTAGGATAATCTTTCGATCTCAGCACGCCTCTGCTACAGATCGAATAGGGCGGGGATGGTTCATACCGTTCCCGCCCTTATTCATAATCAGAGGCGAACCCTATGACAAAAACCCTGAAGACCCTTTCCGGCGGCGCCATGACACAGGCGGCGGAATACACGCGGCAGTCGTGGCACGTGGTTGTCGATGATGATGTGTCGCTCGCCGATATTCTGGTGCCGGCATTCTGGGCGCATCACGCGCAGAAGGTAAAGCCCGGCGCTCTGATCGATGTCGTGAACCACGATTACTCTCTCGACGTGACGCTGCGCGTTCTGGCAGCCGGGATTGGCTTCGTCAAAGTTCGTGCAATTCGCATCCATGAAGATGCTGACGTGGTGGCAGAGCGCACCGCCCGCGCGGCTGAGGATGCTGGCGAGGCGGAAAAGATGGTACTGCCCGAGCAGTACAAGATCACGGCGACGGGCCGCGGTGGCTTCACCGTGACGTATGTGCCAAATGACGCTAAGATTGCGACAGGCAAGAAGACGCGCGCCGACGCTGTCGCTGTTGCCAAGGAACACGCCGCGAATGCGGGCATCGCTTGGCCGGAAGCGACGCCTGTGGAGACTCCCGCCGGCGCTTAAAGGCCGGGTGATGACATCGAAACTGGAACTTTATAATCTGGCGCTGGGTACCTATATCGGCACCCGGCGCCTTTCGTCTCTTACCGACGACGTTCCCCAGCGTTACGCCCTGGACGCCGTTTATGATGCTGGCCTGCGGTATATGCTCAAGCGCGGGCTTTGGAAATTTGCGCTGCGACCGGTGCAGCTTGTGCGTGATGTGGCGCTGTCGACGTTCCATCGGCAATATTCCTTCGACAAGCCAGACGATTTTGTTCGCATCTCTCGGCTCTCGCTGGACATTCGCTTCACCCAAGAGCTGATGGATTATCGGGAAGATCAGACCAAGATTTATTCCGACAACGATCCGATCTTTCTCGAGTACGTCTCCAGCGATGACGACTATGGCATGAACCTCGCCGCCTATCCCGAGGCTTATGAGCAGGCGGTTGCGTCGTGGCTGGCATATCAATCGGCGCTTGAAGTCTCCAAGGACCGCGGCGACCGTGCAGACCTGCTGACCCTGCATAAGCAAACGCTCGACACGGCGCGACGCCAGGACGCAGTGGATGAACCGGTCAAAGGAAAGCCCGCAGGCCGGTTCACTCGCTCGCGTTCCTTCGGCACCTCAATGAACGGCACCCTGCGCGGCCTGCGCTATTAACGGAGGCCCCCATGGGCAAGGCTTATTACCAAGCGTTAAATGTTGGCGTGGTCGATCGCAACAAGCTTCACCGCGTCGACCTTGAGCGCATGCGCCTCGCCATGGAGGATCAAACGAATGTCCTCTGCGACACGGTCGGCATGGGCTTCTTCCGTCCGGGGTTTGGTCATCTCGGGTTCACCAAAGGCAATGCCAAAGCGCGATTGATCGACTTCGACGCTGGTTCGCAGGCGATTTACATGCTCGAGCTGACCGAAGGGGGTATGCGAATTTGGGATGACGACGCGCTGGTGTCGCGGCCATCGGTTAGCACGGCTGTCATCAACGGCAATTTCGATTCCGCTACGGGCTGGACGCTGGGCACGACTGCCGGAACAACAGTTCAAGTCACTGGCGGCGCGCTCAAGCTGCAGTCGCAAGCGCGTGGTGGCGTCCGGGCGTTCGCTCGCCAAGAGGTGACGGTTGCCGGTGCGAATATCGGCGTTGAGCATGGCCTGCGCATCACCGTCTATCGAGGCCCGGTGCTGATCCGTGTCGGCTCATCGTCGGGCGGCCAGCAGTACATAAAAGAAACGACCCTGCGGACGGGCTATCACTCGCTGGCCTTTATCCCAACCGGGAACTTCTGGATCGAGTTTGCGAGCACCCGGCAGCATGCGATCTATGTGAATGACGTCAACGTCGAGGCTGCCGGCGTCGTCTCTCTCCCGACAATTTGGAGCGAAGAAGAGCTGGGGTTGATCCGCTATGAGCAGTCCCTTGATGTGATGTTCTTGGCGTGTGAAGGGCGGAAGCAGCAGCGCATCGAAAGCCGTGGTGACAATTCGTGGAGCGTCTGCGATTACGATTCCGACGACGGCCCGTTTTTGGTTGGGCGCTCGGCGGAATGCAAGCTCAAGCCGACTGTGCTTGAAGGTACAGGGTTAATGCAATCCGACCTTCCCTATTTCACGGCCGATCACGTCGGGGCGCTCATTCGGATTTACCACGACGGCCAGAGGGTTAGCACCATTCTGGCGTCGGATGACACGTATTCGCCGACTATCATGGTGACTGGCATCAATGAGCCCGACTATAACGAACGGTATTTCACGTATTCGGTGAGCGGCACATGGGCTGGCACGCTGCGCTGGATGCGTTCTTTCGACGGTGACGATGTCGAATTTCACCCCTTCCGTAATGCGCAAGGCACGTCGGCGATCGACATCACATCAAACGTGAGTGGCATCAAAAACGACGACAACGAAGACAACGCGATTGCCTATTACCGGCTGGGCTTCGAGCCTGGCACCTATAGCAGCGGCGCGGCGCAGATCAGCATCACCTATAATGGCGGCGGCGGGTACGGCATCGCGCGGATCGTCGGGTTTAACTCGGCCACGGAAGTCGTGATCGACGTGCTCAAGCCCTTTATGGACACCTCATTCTCTGAGCAGTGGCGGGAAAGTGCGTGGTCGGAAGTGACCGGCTGGCCGACATGCGTTGCTCTGGACGATGGGCGCCTGCAATGGGCGGGGTATGACGGGTATTGGGGTTCTGTCTCCGACGCCTATGACAGCTTTGATGAGGACTTTGTTGGCGATGCTGGCCCGCTGCTGCGCTCGATCGCGGTGGGCGGAAGGAATGAAGCGCGATGGTTGGCGTCACTCTCGACGCTGATGATCGGAACGGGCCGACTGATCGCCAGCGCGCGCGCCTCGTCTCTCGATGAAATCAAGACGCCAGAGAATTTCGGCATTCGGCGCCAGGGCGGCAAAGTCGGGGCGGCGCGGGTCAATCCTGCCATTCTGGCGGATGATCGTGCCTTGTTCGTTGAGGCGAGCGGCAACGCTCTTTTCGAGCTCAACTATGACTCCAGCAAGGGACGCTTCCTCGCCTCGGAATTCTCCAAGCTGACCACTGATCTCTTGTCGAGCGGCATTGTTGGTGTGGCTGTTCAGAACCGACCGGATCAACGCATCTGGCTTTGGATGCAAGATGGCTCCGCGGTCTGCATCGTATTCGATCCAGGCCAGCAGGTCGTGGCATTCATCCCGATCAGCTTGAGCAACGATAGCGACGCCATCGAGAGCATCTGCATCATCCCTACCGACAATGGGCAAGAGCGTGTGTGTGCCTCGATCAAGCGCGTGGTCAACGGCGTCACGACGCGCCGGGTCGAGCGCCTTGCCCTCGATTGGGAGGCAAAGCCTGCAACGATCACCAAATGTCTCGACGCTCATGTGACTTTCGGGGCCGGTAATGCGACGATCAGCGTGCCGCATCTGGTGGGGCGCACGGTGCGCGTCTGGATGGATGGGGATTCGGTTGATGACGCGAACGGCGTGGCTTTGGATTTCGTGGTTTCGGGGGGCGGAACAATCACGCTGCCATCCGTGCCGGTGGCCGGCGGCGTGGTCGGCCTACCATATCGGGGGCGGATCAAGACGGCGCCTATGGAATACGGTGGCGAGAATACGTCAATGCTCTCGCCAAAGACGGTTGCGGGGATCGGATTCCTCCTTGCCGACTATTGCCGCTCCGGCATCAAATATGGCGTCGACTTCGACCACCTCTATAGCCTGCCCTCGACGCGAGATGGCAGGCCGGTGACGTCCGACGTTGTTTATGGTCCTGATGAGTTGGAGCCCATGAACCCTGCCAACGCGCCCATATCACTTAGGACGCAGGTTTGCGCGGAGATGAACTCGCCCAAGCCATGCACCATCCTGGCATACGTGGTCGAGTATCAAGGGCGCGGCGGATGAGGGTTGAGCGACTGCCGCCTGACGTGGTCAACCAGTTCGCTCCCGGCGCTAGTGAAATCCCGATGGTGGTCTATGGAGCGATAGACGGGAATGTCATCTTGGCGTGCGGTGGGCTTGCGTGGATGCATGGCCGGTGCTGGGTTTGGGTCAACGTCTTCGCCGACATCTCCGGTCATACCCGCCTGCTGCTGCGCTGGGCCTCGCGCATGATGCGACAAGCCAGACAGCTCGGCGAAAAAGAGGTATTCGTTTGGCGAGATGAATGGCATCCGTCCTCGTCCAAGCTGCTTGAGATCGTTGGTTTCGATCTCTGCGGCTGTGATGCGGAGACTGGAAAGGAGATCTTCGTATGTCCGGTTTAGAAACCCTCGCCGTCTTGGGTATTGCGGCCGCAGGCGCCTCGGCCGCTGCGACGATCTACAGCGGATATGAAACGAAACGCGCTTCTGACGAGGCTGCCAAGCGGGACGTTACTGCCGGCCAAGCCGAGTTTGCGGCGTCGCAGCGAGAGGCCGAAGAGCGCAAGCTTGAAGGTCAATTGATCATGTCCCGCCAGCAGGCAGCCGCAGCAGCATCAGGTGCAGGCGCCGCGGGCGATGCGCCGACCATTGTGAAGCTGATGACCGAGACAGCGAAGCGGTCGCAGTATGGCGTCGACAGCGTGCTCTATGGCGGGCGCGAACGAAAGCAGCGGTACATCGACACGGCAGACGCTCGACGTCAAACCGGCAATGCCAATTTCATCGGCTCGATCCTGACCGGCGTGGGTCAATTCGCGGAAGGTTTCTAAGATGCGCCTGCCTATTTCTCAGTCCATTTCCGGCCCTGCATCTCTCCGCCCCTCCTCGCCTGCCCCTGTTGCCGATATGAGCGGGATCGCCCGCGGCGCGGCAAACCTGGCCGGGTCGGCTGGGCGTATCGTGCAAGAGGAGCGCCAGAAGCAAAACACCATCGACATCGCGCGGGCCGACGCTTTTGCGACGCGGTCGTTCCTCGATATGCAGAACGCCTTTGAGCAGGACGGCGACTATGGGACGTTCCGAGAGCGCGCAGAAACGCAGACCAATGACATCGCCAACTCGGCGGGCGAGCTTATTCGCGACCCGGAAATGCGGCAGCGGTGGGTAGCGCAGAACGAAATCAATCGCATCAAGCAGGTCGACGCCATCGGCGACATATCGACGGCGCGCGCCAATGAAGCCGAGCGCGTCGCTTTCACCGATACCTTGGCCGACTATTCGCGCATTCTGCAGGAACCGACGACGCCTGTTGCGGTGCGAAACCAGACGCGCTTGGCGCTGGCCGGCACGATCGACATGGCGCGGCAAAATGGCCTTCTGACGCCCGCCGAAGCGCAGAAGGCCGAGCAAACCTATCTCGACCAAGCCGAGCAGCAGTTGGCGCTCAATACCGCCGACATGGAAATTCGCAGCAACCCGGAGCGGGTGGCGCAGTCGCTTGGCATCACCGCCGACCCCAATGACCCGCTTGGTTCAACGCGAACGGCCATTCCTCTGCCGGTCGTGGCTGCTGATGGCGTGAACGTGCAGGACGTCGACCCTGCGGCACTGACGCGCTGGGAGCAAGTGCAGGGCGCTTTCGGCCGCCAGCTGCCGATCATCTCAGGCGCGCGCGACGATGAGCACAACAAGGCGGTGGGCGGTGCCGGCGACAGTCAGCATCTAGCCGGCAATGGGTCGAAGGCCATTGATATCGATGTGTCCGACCTGTCCCAGCCAGAGCGCGTTCGGCTGATCGAAACCGCATCGGCCATGGGGTTCACGGGGATCGGCGTCTATAACAACTCCCTGCACTTCGATACGGGCACCCGGCGCGCATGGGGGCCGAACTATAAGTCGGGCTCGGTGCCTGGCTGGGCGAACGATGCAATCAACCGGCACACCACCGGGGCGATTGCAGAAGTGCCGGTTGGCGCCGCTGCGGGTGTCGACTCCCGATTTGCGGCGCTCGATTATCAGCAGCGCGCCGCCCTGTTCGACCGGGCAAAGCAGCAGATCGAAACGCGGAACATGGAAACGCGCGCGGCTCTGGCAACTACAGCGGAGAACGCGCCGGTCGCCATCACGCGATCAGGCGGATATGACGGTTACATGCCGACCGCCAATGACTTTGTGATGGCCTATGGCGCGCGGAATGGCCTTGAGCGATTTGAGGCGTTCGACGCATCGGTGAAAGTGGCGCAGGACACCTTCGCCATGCGGACGATGTCGAAGGATGAGATCGCGGCGATTGTAGAAGGCGCAGTGCCGGCCGACA